CCTAATGGAAGACAACGCTGACATCGAGCGTGCTGAATATCACTGGAACAAGTGCATGCAACTCATGGAAGAGGAAGCTGCTTCAGCGCGTGGTGCTGCTGTTCCGAGATTGAATGTCGATCCTTATGGGACAGGCAATCTTAACCGAATCATACAACTATACTAATGCTAGTTACTAAACCATCCGGCGAAGACCGGAAACAAGCACGTGCCGAGGCAAAAGCAATGGGCGTGCTAAGGGGGTCTATCTCACGCGGACGCGGCAACGAGATCGGAATGATGGGTGAGATACTTACCCACCGTGAGATTGGAGGTGCTCGTGTCGGCGACGTTAATTTCGCCTACGACATTGTCTTAGAAAACGGTATCACGGTTGATGTGAAGACCACAAAGGCATCGAGCGTGCCAGAACCCCATTATGTCGCTCGCGTGTACGGTAGCGAGGCCAGTAAGGAAAAGCTCAGTAGCAAATGTAATGTCTACTATTTCGTTAGGTGTAACCAGCAGATGACTCTAGCCACACTTGTGGGTTGGTTGCCAGCAGAACAGTTTATAGAGAAAGCCTTGTTCCTTCCAAAAGGGAACGTGGACCCTAACGACGGTAAGCTGTCGTTCTCTGACGAGTTTGTCCTACCTATATCAGAGCTCAACCCGCCCTCCGTAAAGATCACAAAAGGGCGGGTCCGATAGTCTGATTTAGAAATCGCCACCTTGGTCGATGTCGAAAGCCTCTGAGAGGTCGATCTCCCAGATCTTACCGCCACCTTGACCCTTGCTGCGAACGGGTCTAATGCCTTTGTTGTGTTGGCTAACTTCTTCGAGTACTGTCATGCCTCGACGCACGAACTCAAGGTTGCCGCTATTGCCTACGGATCTACCACCGTTACATTCGTGCAGCACGACGGTGAACTCAGTAAGAGTGCCACGCCACTTGGTCAGGGCTACTGTTTCGCGAACCTTCTTAGCGAAGAACTCAACCATTTCAGCGATTGCTGAACGTGAACTATTATCGTAGGCCGCCGCTTCGATGAACGAGTCGATGTAGGTTTTGACACCGAAACGGCTGGAGTCTTTGACTTCGATCGGTGGTTGCCAGTCGTAGAGCCATCTAAGGAAGAACGGTAGCTCCGCGTTAATGGTGCTCTCGACAAACTCATTCGAGCCGAACTTAACCTTGTGCCCGCTATTGATTCGGAGCGCAATGATCTTGTCTCGGTTGCTACTGTCCAAAGATGGCAACGCTGCGAGTGAGTTGGCGTCGAGGTTAAGCGACATCATAACTCGACCCGACCACGGAAGTGGGATGGCGTCGGCGTACTTAGCATGATACTCCAACCTTGGGTTTGCTACACAACGTTTGGTGAGCTCAACGAATTTACGCTGGTCTGCATAGGTAGCTGCCGCCGTCTGGTCGTCCACAACCCACGCCGCCGACCCGCAGAGATCGCGGTTGAAGCTAGTCTTGCCGGACAGATAATCCGAAGCGTCACTAAACCCACCGACTGCTGTGCCTATGATCTTGTTCGTAAGTAGCGTCTTTCCGTGTCCGGCTGGCCCTAGTAAGATCATCAGTTGCCCTTGATCCAACCGATATTCCAGTACGGCTTTATACAGGCGCTGAAACCAAGCGAGGAAGTAGGGTAGTGTCTCATGTCCCTCAGCACTCTTCGCGAAGAAGGGAGTAATGAACGCCTCAATCCACGGCCAATTAGCTGGGTCACCATTATCAGCAAAGGGTACGGCGGTAGTGCGGCAGTTGTTCAGTATCTTCCTACCGTAATAGCCTACTACACGTTCTTTCGAGAAGACGACCGGAGCAACTTCTTCGACTCGACAATCATTGGAGATCGTGAGCACTGCCTGCTCCACTTCGGAGATGGTCTGATTCTTCTTTAGCTTAGGGCAAAAACCAGCCTTGCGTAACTCTAGCACAAGTTGCTCTTTGGGAATTATGACAGGTCCTCCGTTAAGGAGCTTATAGTATGCCTTGCCGTTGAACCAATACTGGTCGAGAAGAGTGGATAGTTTTTTCTCTTCGTGCTTCGATACAAACTGTTTACTCAATATCGAAGCCCACGATTTAAAGCCCGTACCAGCGCGGTCAGAATAGCAGATCACTCCGTCTTCCCGAACCTGACATCCGTCACGGTCGATGCCGTCGTCAATCCAGAACAATGGACCACGAGCGCCGACAACGAAATCACCCTTCCAGCGGTTTGGAAAACGGCGAGCTACTTCGGCAGCAACCTCGTCAAGTGGGATGCTCGTATCCTCGGTGCGTATAGCAGTGTCGTTTGCTGCTTTCAGGAGTATGGTTCTGACGAAGGATATTGGTATGGGGTCACCAATCCTAGTCCAGTCCTCACCCAACTCAAAGTATTGAGACGGCTTCAGGCTGGTTTTATCAAAGCCCGCAAGCAGCATCGAAGCCTTAAGCCCGTCGGATAGGCGTTTCATGAATGACTCAGCAAGAGCGGAAGCTATAGGTAAGACACCATCAAATTCCCAGATCAGTCGAATGTAACCCGATTGAGTTCGCGTCCGCCACGTTGGCATGTGGCCGCCGTCGCATCTGATCTTGAGTATGTTGTCGATGTTCGGCCAATCAACCGGAGCGTCAAAGTCTGCTACAAAACCGTGCAGTTTGTTGATGGGGTTGTCGTCACTGATTCGTCCGTTTGGGCTGTCCCCCTCTGCCATTGAATAGAAGCAGTGATTGGTGTTAGCGTCGGCGCACCATGCTCGGTACTCTGCTTTCGTTGAGAACGATGGCTTAGGGAACGATAGGGTTGATGGGTCTTCAACTGGAGTTATAGTGGAAGCTCGATGATTTTTAAGGTATCTGTATTTCATATAGGTGTTGTATTATTTGGAGTAGAGGTCGCATATGTGCCCTTCAGCGGCAACTGGAATGTCGGGAATCCATGTCGGTGGGGTGTGCATGATTTCAAGGATCTTTGCAAGAGCTTCTTCGGCTTGCGCTTCCGGAACTTCACAAACTATTTCGTCGTGGACGTGGAGGATGACGGGAAATCCCGCCGCATCCACTCGCAGCATCATGTCTGAGAAGATGTCTCGCGCCAATCCCTGTGACATGTTTTCGGTAAGAATACCACCCCACAACTGGAAGTCGCGGAGTTGGCCGTTGCGGACGATCTTGCCGATGTAGCGGAATCGGGTCACCGAACCAGCCTCTTTCATCCGCTTGATCTTTCCGTAGCGCAAGGCACGATTAGATGGCAGTTCCAGTTGGAATGGCTCACCGACAGCACAGGCAGTTGCCATGTTCTGGTCTAGCGAGCGCCAGAGTTTTGGCACTGTAGGCATACGCTCGCGGTATAGCTTAACTGCTTTCTCTGCTTCTTCGAGCGCCATGCCACTGAACGTAGAGAACTTGGCGGCGCCCATCCCGTACGAACAACCCAACGCGATCGATTTCACTTTGTGCCGTAGTTGCTTATCGTACTCCTTGAGCGGTCCGTTAGCCGGATCATGTAGACCCAAGAGTACACCGAACGCATGGTAGATGTCGTCGGACTCACGGATCAGATCGAGTGCTTTACGGTCCTCGGCGAGCCAGCACAAGGTACGAACTTCAATCTGCGACAAGTCGGCAACAATCAGCTTGTATCCGTCCTTCGGCCTAATCATGTGGCGGAAGTTAACGCCGAACATCCCCTCTCTTGGGAGGTTCTGGAGATTGAGATTACCACCACTACCGCTGAAACGTGCCGTTGGGTTAGCACCACAGTACATTAAGCCGCCGTAGTATCTACCGTCAGGCATTGTCCCGCCATCAAATGCCTCCAGCTTACGGAGGAAGGTATTGATGCGTCGATAGTTCTGCACGGCACGCGCCCAAGGGCACGCGTCTTGGAATGCGGCAAACCATTTGTCTGCTTCCTCATTACCAGCGGCAAGCGAAGCTGGAGGCACAATACCTTGGGCTCGGCATTGGTTGTTGAATGCTTTACGCGACAACGGTGTGCTGTCTCCAATCCAAGGAATGGACTGCTCTGCATTAAATAGCTCGGTACGGATCTGTTCTAGGTTCTCCTTGAGTAGCGTTGTGTCAATAGGAATACCTCTCTGCCCAACCTTTCGATTGAGCTCGCTGATGTCTCGCTCCGTTTGAGGCCATCTATCAGATAGCTCCTGCCACAAGCGTAAGCAGAGCTCGGAGTCCTTAATGGCATACTCGGTAACCTCTTTCTTGAAGTCATCGGTCATCAAGTTCCACTGCTTGCCTTTCATGTTGTCGCGGGTAGTCTTGCTGATCTCCAAACCGAATACGGCTGCTGATGCGTTCTTCAAAGACCGTGGGAGGCCGAGGAACGCTGTCATGTCAGCTGTGCAATGCCACTCAGCAGGGCTGCATGGGCTAAACCACCCGACCTCAACACCGTAAAGATACAGGCTCTCGTCGAATGAAGCGTTGTGGCTTAGCAATACATGACCGTTCAGCATAGACCAGTCAAACTGCCTAGGACATCCGGCGTAAACAAAACCATCATCGCCTACTACTGTTACCATGTAGGCGTCGAATTGAGGGTGTGAGAAGTAACCCCTCGGTCCCAATGTTGTGATGGAACAGTCACTGTCGTAATACGACTCAAAGTCAATAGCGTAAGTTATCATATGTTATGGGCATAAAGAAACCGCGCACGATACACTGGTGTAGCGTATCGTGCGCGGTAAATGTGTTATTACTCTAGCTCCAGATCCAGCTCAAGCTGCTGCGGGAGGCGTCGAATACGATCCATCTCGTTATCAAGAGCATTTGCCACCAAATTCAAAGACACCTTCTGAACCGTGAGCTCAGTGATCTGATCGTTGAGTTTGGTGATGTTATCGTCGATTTCGGTAACTACGCTGCGGATGGAGTCGAGCTCGCGCTTTAGGAGTACAAGCGGGTTATCAATTATAGCTGTGCTCATTGGTCGCCCCCTTTTGTAAGGCGTGCGGCAAACTCAGCTACCTCAGTTGATACGCTATCTTTAGTAGCAGCCAGCGTTGGCACGTACCAGCTGTACTTCCCTTTGGACATCAGTTCAGTTCCGAAGTTCCAAAATCTGGAAGACACCGGAACATCAGGGTTGAACGTCGAGAAGGTAAACAGACGCTTGTATGTCATGCGGTAGGCATCCTTCTGAACGGTGATACGACCAATTTGATAATTGTTATCGCCGATTGGGTAAGGGAACATTGCGTCATCATCGCCGACTTGAGGGATAAGTAGGATGATTTCAGCAAACTCCGTTATGTCGTAGCTGCTCTCTACGGCGAGGCTTTTTGCGTCGGCTTCGTTAGACACGATCTTCGGCATGTAGTCTTCACCAAAAGGAACGTCTTCTTTCCACCGCTTGATTGCACCGATCACAACGACCGGAGTTTTTTGTTCGGCTTCGAGGAGGACGGAGTCCTTGTCAATCACAACCGAACCGATAGGTCCTTCGATTTCCGACATCTTTTGGATGACGTTAAGGCGAGGGATGTCGATGTCTTGCGCTGCAAAGGCAAGTCCGGTTGCTGTGTTTGTGCTTAGTGCTTCTGTGCTCATATTACTGTTTTCTGTTTCTGATTGGTTGTTGCGTTCGCTTACTAAAGGGGACATCCATAACTCCCTTTTCTCCTCATCGTGAGGAAAGTGTGTATCGTGTTGGTCCGACCTCGACGATGCCGAGATCAATAGCTTCGGTTTCGAAGCTGTCAACAACAAAAGATTTTTTTCCTCTAGGTGTTTTTTCGTGGAGGGCTTTTGAGAGCTGACCCATTGTCAGGTCAGCAGCCTCGATAACCTCATCGAGACCCAAGCCGTGCTTAACAGCGAGTTGGGCGAGGTAGTTTTTCTCGATCGTCTTCTTGAGAGAGCCCATTGACCGCAGCTTATGGTTCTCAAATTCATGTCCAGCTAACGCCAAGCCAGTAGTCTTGTGCTTAATGGACTGCGCCCAATTCTCAACGATCTTAGCCACAACGAACAGCCGCTCAAGAACCTCTGGGTCCTCTACATCAGACGGCCTAATGGGGCCTGTAGGTAAGAGTTCAGGACTAACCCTCGTTGCGATCTCTACGCAGACTGCGCCTAACGCGGGGCAGCTTTCTTCGTATCGGCAGAAACGGCAGTTTACCGAGGGGGTAACGTCGTCGATTTCAATCGAGCCCGTCCCCCACTTGGGTCGTGTGATCTCTGCTTTCCTAATTATCTCAGAAATTTGGTTACGTAAGTCGCCCATTTGTTCGCGCTTAAATAACCCGCAAAGGACACCGCCATTGAGTGGCACGATGAAGGCAAACTTAATCGTGTGTATGTGGGGGAACATCTGCAATACTGCCAACGCATATGCCTTAGATTGCCAGTTCTTCTCAGGCTCGTCGATCTTGCTGATGCCTGTCTTGTAGTCGATCATTACGGCATCTCCTTCTGCGGTATGTACCAGCAGGTCGCATGTGCCAAAGGTCGGCGTGGCCGCATCGAGTTCAAGGTGCAGCCGAATTTCTCGTTCAATAATCTTAGGGGTGTCACCGAAGACACCGTTGAGTATCTCTTCCTCGTCCGCAAGGATGGCCTCATAGAGTTTGACTTCTTCCTCGTCGTGCAGAGC